CAAATGTTGTTTCGGTAGGCTGCGTCTATCTAATGCGCGGAATGCTGCGGTACAGCAGATTCGGGGCCCTGTCGGCACGATGAATATTTATTCATTCAACCTTCGTCGGCGCGATTAGTAGCGTACTTATCGCGCCTCGGGCGTTCGCTAACGTTCGCTAACGTTCGCAGGCTTGACTACCTGATCCTTGGGATGCTCCTGGTCAGCGGCTTATTCCAGCTATTGCCCCAGGTCCCACTTTGCGCAGTGATCGCGTCGGCTGCGAACGTCAGCACCAGCGCATCAGCCACGTCCGGGGATTGCAGGCCCCGGCGCTTTAAGTCGTCCTTGCTCTCGATCTGCAACTTGCCACTAGAGTTGAAGCTGTAGCGCACGGTGGCCAGCTCGGTGCTCAGCCGGTCGTCCTTGGGCAGTTTGACGTCTCGCCGCTCGAGCCACGCCTTCGTCTTGCCCCAGAGTTCGGCCCGCAGGTTGCGGTACGTGCCGCCCATGGACGGGCTCTCGCTGACGTTGATGCCACGCACCGGCAGGTTCAGCTCTCTTAATCTGTCGACGACGCCGGCGCCCAGGCCGATACTGTCCACCAGGATCTCGCTTGGCTTAACTTCGCTGGCTTCGTACTCGTTGACGATCGCCCCGCACAACTGCATCAGGTCCAAGTTACGCCAGGTTCTGAGCTCGGTGACGATGTTCGACTGTCGCTTGCACAGGGCGCTGCTGTCCGATCCGTAGCGTGCGACGTCCAGCCCCCATATCTGGCCGGCCGTTGGGCTTGCCTGCACGTCGCGGCTGATTGCGCTGTCAATCAAGTCGATCGGGATCATCGTGTCGTTGTCGGCCAACGGGAACTCGCCCAGCACGCGGATCCGGAAGGCGTTTGACTCCTCGCCGTAGCGGATCGCCATCTCTGATATGTACTCCTTGCTGACCCGCTTGGAGTCAGCGCAGGAGACCCGGCGGGTCCACCACTCGCTTTTTAGCCGGTGGTGCGTGTCGTAGAAATAGCCGCTGCTTCTGGTCGGGTTGCCCAGCAGGATCGTCGTGGCGCTGTGGCCTGACATCGATCCGGCTGCCGCCTCGAAGACCTGCTCGGGGATGCCGCTCGCCTCGTCAGCGATCAGCAGCACGTTCGTCGAGTGCACGCCGGCCAGGGCCTCGGGCTGCTCGGCCCTTGATGTTCGCGCTGATATGAACGCTTCCGTCGGGCTGGACTTCAGCTCGATGCGGTCCTGCTTCAGCTCGAGCAGCTCCTGGAGCGTAGGCGGCAGGTCCTTGATCCAACGCTTGACCTCGGCGAACAGCGCATCGAAGAGCTGAGCGCTCGTTGGCGCCGTCACGATCACCTTGCAGGGGTATCTGGTGAGGATGTACCAGATCATCAGCCAGCTTGTCGTGGCCGTCTTGCCGACGCCGTGGCCGGATCTGACCGATATCTTGCGCTCGCCTCGGGCAACCGCCTCCATCACCTCGCGCTGCCAGGCGTCGGGGCGCACGTTCAGGACCTCGTGCACAAATCTGACCGGGTTCGGCCGGTACAGCCTGATGAACGCGATGAACGGATTCTGGCGCTCGGCCTCGATCTGGGCCGGCGTCAGGCCAGCGTTATCGTCGGCGGGCTCTTCTGGCTTGTCTTGCTTGGCTGGCTTGGCGCTCAATTGCGGGACTCCTTGACGATGTTGCAAACCGTGACATGGCTGACCTTCAGCGAAAAGTGCTCGGCCACGCCCTGCGCTATCTTTCTTGACGCCACGCCGGCTGCGCCCTGCTCCCTGATCCACTTCAGGGCATGCTGCTGCGACAAATCCTCCACCAGGATGGCCTCCTTGCCGACACCCTCCACGCGGTAGCCAAACGGCGCCTGGCCGCCTATGTGGCCGCCACCCGCACGCTTGCTGCGCCGGCCCGCCGTCGTGCGCTCCATGATCCTGTGACGCTCGAACTCAGCCATCAGCGCAAGCATCCCAAAGAACATCCTGCCGCTGCCGTTCTCGGTCACCGGGTCGTTGCCGATGTCGGTCAGCACCAGCTTCACGCCGCGCTTGTTCAGCACCTCAGACGTCGTCAGCGCGTCTCCCGCATTGCGAAAGATCCGGTCAAGCTTGCTCACGATCAGCATGTCGCCTGCGACCAGCTTCGCAAACAGCACGCTGCCGGCCGGGCGCTGGCTGAACGGCATGCAGCCGCTCACCCCAGGCTCGATCACCAGATCGTCAAACTCCAAACCGTGATGCATCGCAGCGGCACGCACCTTGCGCTCCTGCTCAGGCAGCGACTGGTTATCCGCTTGCTCCACCGTGCTCACCCTGCAATAACCGTAGGTAGCCATCTGCGCTCGCCTCACTTGCTGTTAAGCGAACACCTTAACATGTAGAGCATCACTACGCAAAATTTTTTTTTGCGGACCGATGATTGCTGACAGGAGGGTGATGCTTGACGGACTGGACGGCTGCTCTGGGCAGATGGTGGCCGGAGGCGCGTGGGGTTGCGCGCACGCTCGCCCCCCGGCAAGGCCGCACCCGGGGGGGGCTCGACGCGGCCGGCGCCAGCCCGCCGCTCAGCCCGCCGTTGCGCCCTGTCTCGGCACTGCCTGTGTTAGCGACTCAAGAGACGCTTACAGAATCAGGTCAATTCGGGCGCTGAATCAGGCTCGATATCGATCACGTCGCCGAAGCGCGCAGCCTTCAAATGCTGGGCTGTAATGGTGATCTGAACCTGCGGGACCTTGTTCTCGCCGTAGCCCTGCGGGTCCCACTTACCAGCCAGCCACTTGCGCGCATCCATGCGCAGCCTGGCTACCTTCTCGTCCTCGACCGTCGCCGTGTCGGCGATGACCAGGACATCCTCGGCGAGCTTGTCGGCCGCCTCAGCTCGCGCACGCGTACGCGCAAGACGGCGGCCCGCGTCAGCGCCAATATACTCACACAGCGCTGACCGGCTGACGCCCAGCCCGTCCGCAATCTGCTGCAACGCCTTGCCCTCGGCAAGCGCCGCAGAGATGACTGGCATCCCGCCTGCGCTGGTCACGATATCCGTGACAGCGCGTCGCATAGGCCGTCCTGCCATGCCTAGACCGCGAACGCCGAGCGCTCTCGCCCAGCGATCCAGTGCGGCTCACGGCCGACGCCGCACCAGGTCTTGCCGCTTGCCGGGTCGCGAAACTTGACGGTCAGCGGCGCACGCTTACGTCTCACCACAGGGCGCAGGGCTGCCGGCGACTGGAAGAGGTCGCGGACCTCCAGCCCATGCAGCTCGATCAGCTCGCGACAGTCAGCGATCGCCGACTCGCGCAATGTGACGCGCAAATTTGCAATGCGTGCAGCGGTCGCTGCCTGCGCCTCAACCAGTTGCTCAAGTTCCGACATGCTCATGTTTATTTGCAGCCCAGAGTATTTGATGCAGCAATTATCAATTGCCACGTCTTAACCGTCAATTGCATTGTTCTCAACTTTTAACTCTTTCCAGACGACCGGGTCTTCCCCCTGACGCTGCACCAGCCACGACGACGTGCCAGCTATATGGCTGATCAGCAGCCATGGCATCCGCTTGCGAGCCGCCTGGTCCATCGCCTGCTTGCGGTGCGCTGCCGTGATCGCTGCCGTGTTCTTGACCTCGACGAGCCATATCTTTCCATCCGGGTCACCAGCCAAGAAGTCGGCGACGGCCGTCCCAGCATTCAGCTCGTGCACCTGCCAGTCGCGATCCGCGAACAGTCGCTGCGCAGTTTGCTGACCACGCCTGCCTTTCGACCTCGCTGCCTTTCCACCCATGCTCACTTCCTCCAATGCCTCTGCGGCTTGCGTACAGCCTCTACAGCGCTTCAGTAAGCTACGGTAGCACCATAGGTAGCATCGATAGCATTGCGATCGATTCTAAAGGCTGGCGCTGTTGACTGCCGCCATGCCTTCGATCACTAGCCTCGGAACCGGGTGCGTATGAAACATCGCTTCATCGGCCTTGGCATCCTTTTGCTTGACCAGCGCCCATTGCCCGCCCGGGTATTCATTGCTGAAGTACCGGAGCATCCGCTTTGCATCCTTGTG